CCTATCAGCAGCGACGGATAGACTTCCAATAGACCTGCAGATTCGCTTATTAAAAATATTAATAGGAGAAACAGCTGCGAACTATTGAGGAAATCTGTTGGTGAAGCGCGGTTACTGGCTTAAGACGGACGATAGGATTCCAGAACCAGCACAAAAGCATGGTTTCGGTTATATCCTGTATTACGCGGTGGGGCAGCCCATGGGCGCCCTAAGTTCATGAGTGTTACTGGCTCTTACACATCATTTTATTGTGCAATATGCGAGTTACCTCGTTCATAAAGAACAGAAAACAAAGTGAACTTGATTCAAGAATTATGCTGTACTAGGTGATGATATGGCAGTTATCGGTAAAAAGATAGCAGCTAAATACCTCGTTATAATGCGTTGATTAGGTGTTGATATAGGTCTAGCGAAATCGATAAAAGCAAAGAAAAGATTCGTCTTGGAATTTGCAAAAAGATTCATCGTGGATCTCAACAATTGTTCTATGGTGTCTCTTAGAGATATCCTAGTTACAATGTTAAGCACAGCAGTATCAAATGAATTTATTAACAAGCACGAATATAGCGTGAATGCATATTTGGCCTTGCGAGGGATGGGATATAAGGCACGTGGCTCAATAAGAGGATCATTATGATCACTTGGACAGAGATTGCGGGTTTACCTTGTATTTCTATCATACCCTGGTAACTTACTAGGAAAGGACAGAGATTTTGCGAACTGAGTATCAATGCTAACAATAAGTGAGCAGATACCGGATGAACAGATGAACTGAGAGAAAGTCACGGCGTATCTATGAAAGGTCTGAGAAATTAGATACTTGAAGATAGTCTTAGAGACTCCTTCTCCTAGAAAAAATCTAGTACCGAAAAAGCGGAACCAAAAGTTGGAAGAAATCTTAATAGCCAAGTATGACTATAAGAGAGTATTCCATGTAAAGCCTGCGATTGACCGATGAATAGAGTTTATAAAGTATAAACTTGTGCCATGGTTACTATTAAAGGCCCGTGAGGAAGCTAAGGCGTGAGTATTTGCATTTAAGAGCATTTTAATGCCCAAGAAACCGGCTCGAAAAGATCCTTGAAATACTTTCAAGAAGATTGGAGATAAACCGATAATTGTAAAGCGTGAAATGTTTGTAAAGAAAGAGCCGCACTTCGATTTCTGAAAGGAGGTAACTTCGGTTAGAAATCCAGTGCCAAGTAAGCTATTTATAGTAGAAAGTAGAGGTTTGAATACCTTTTACTCCTACCCTATTGGTCCTATGATATGGGGCTCTGAATCCAGAGCTGAAGCTTTAATAGATAGAGCATTTATGTGGCAAGCGGCACAAGTACCATTAACATCCGAGAGAACGGCCGAGAATGTCGTATTCGAAATTCTCGAGTACCGTGAGTACACCATTCAGGAGTACGAAAAGGAAGGTATTGTCTTCGAAGAATGACAAGGGACTCCATTGCAAGCTAAGAAATTTGTTAATTTCATATTTGCGGCTATGGAGGAACTTGACAAAGCCATACAAGTGAGAGAATTAAATTTGTATACAAATTTACGATCAGAGGAGATGAATTTCACCTCTTTCTTACCTATCTACAACCACTGGAAAGCTATTCAAGGACTAGCTAACAAAAAGGCTAAAGTAAAACCCAAAAAGTTTGAAAAGCCGGCAAAACCTATATTATCTGAAGAGGCCATCAACGCGTTGATGCTGTCTGAGCGATTAGCTCAGCCAGGGCCTGACGAAGAAGCTGCGAATAAAAACGTAGTGACTAGTCAAGTACAAAGTCAACCGAGTGGATTAGTTAGAGATCTTGCAGTTGTAGGCTCTCCAAGCCTACCAGAAGCGGAGACAGGTGAAGAAGGTAAATCGACATTTAGACGATTCCTTCGGAACGCTGAACTTTGCTTAGATTTAACAGTAATCATTTTGATACTGTTAGGAATCATCGCGCTGTACGGTTCTATTGAACATAAGGAAGAGATGCCCCAACCTTTACAAGATGTAATTGAGGAGGTATCTGGAAAGCCTGGTTATAGGAAGTACATGTGAATCGCGGCACTAGGTGTAATAGGAG